GAAAGTGACGCGGCAAAGTTCCTAGACTGGTTCATCGATTCGGCCATTGGCACGCTGCGCAAGCACCCGCGCATGCCGCAGCTTTCCCTCAGTGATTGGGATCTGTTGCTCGCTGATTTGCGGCAGCAGGCAGAAGAGAAGCTCACCAGCCTGATCGACGACAAGGTCGATACCGCGGACTACGCCCGCGAGATCACCCGGGTACTGATTGAGCGGGGCGTCGCATGACGGTCATCGGCGCGGAAAGTCACTCTACGACGCAAGAGATGCTGCTCGACCTCGTATTTGAGGCGGCAAGCTACACGCGGGTACTCGATAAAGCCGACGCGGCAAACTTTGTCGATCGGTTTGTCGAGGCAGCCATTGCGATGGTGCGCAAGCGCCCCGAAATATCAACGCTTTCGTCGGATGCCTGGCGCCTGATTTTTGCAGACTTGCGTGAACGGGCACGCGCGGAATTGGCCGACCTAATCGACGACGCGGCCCCCTTCAAGACCTCGAGCCGAGATCGTGAACGTGTTGGCTGAGCGGGGCATCCCATGAAAATCATCTCAGTTGATGAGCGCATGCGCGAGAAGGCGGGCGTGAAAATGCTCCTCGTCGGTCCGCCTAAAATCGGCAAGACCAGCCTGCTATATACGCTCGCCCCCAAGCCAACGTTGTTCATCGATCACGAAGGCGGCGATCTCGCCGTCAGGGATTGGCCGGGCGATACATTGCGCCCGCAGACCTGGGAGCAATGCCGCGATCTTGCGTGCTTCCTCACCGGCCCTAACCCGGCGCTGCCGCCAACGGCTTGCTATAGCCAGGCGCACTTCGACGCGATCCGCTCGAGCTTCAACAGCTTAGCGCTCGATAAGTACGACACGTTTTTCATCGACAGCATCACCGTCGCCGCCCGCTTGTGCTTCGCCTGGTGCGAACAGCAACCCGAGGCGTTTAGCGAGCGCAGCGGCCGGAAGGACGTGCGCGGGGCTTATGGTCTGCTCGCTCACCAAATGATTGCGTGGCTGACGCATCTTCAGCATGCACGCGGAAAGAACGTAATCTTCGTTGCCATTCTCGAATGGGCGACCGACGAATTTCGCCGCGGTGAGTGGGCGATCCAGCTTGAAGGGCAGAAAACCGCGAGGGAGCTGCCCGGCATCGTCGATCAAGTCCTCACCATGAACCTGGTCGACTTCGGCGATAAGCGGCCGCCAACGCGCTGCTTCGTGTGCCAGCCCAATGTCTGGCGCTATCCGGCCGGCGACCGCTCCGGAAAATTGGATTTGCTTGAAAAACCCCATCTTGGCGAATTGCTGACGAAGCTCGTCACGCCCGCCGAGCGCAAACCGTTCACCTACCAAAACCCTACAGCAACAGGAGAGTAAAACGATGTCTATGGACTTCAACGACGCAACCGGAAAGCAACGCTCTACCGATCTCATCCCCGCCAACACGATTGCCACCGTCGCAATGCATGTCCGCAGCGGCAACGCCGGCCCCGGTGGCTGGCTCAAGCGCGCCAAAGATGGCCGCTCCGAGGCGCTTGATGTCGAATTCACCGTCATCGACGGCGAATACGCGCGCCGGAAATTCTGGGGCCTGTTGACCCTGGCCGGCACGACTGACGGGCATGGCCAGGTGGCCGAGACCAACCGCGCGCTGCTCTGCGCGATCCTCGAGAGTGCGCGTAACATCAAGCCGAAAGACATGAGCGAGGCCGCCCAGCAGGCCCGACATGTCGAGACCTATGGCGACTTCGACGGCATCTGCTTCATCGCCAAGATCGGCGTCAAGAAGGGCGAGCCCAAGCCTGACGGCAGCGGCAACTATCCGGACAAGAACGTACTGCTCGAGGCAATCACTCCTGATCACAAGCAGTGGCACAGCGTCGAGCAGCAGCCGCCATTTTCGAAGCCCAGCGGTGGTTCTGGTCCTGCGCCGGCGAGCAGTGGCGGCCAGATCATTCAGCGTCCGGAATGGGGGCATTGATGGACAGTGCAATCGAAGACGCTTGGCTGAGGAAAGCGACGGCCGCCGCCATTGCGGCCGCTCGCAAAATCGTCGGGGACGGCGCCGTCAATCCGGCGGCGCCGGTGGGGCGATTGAGCGACGTTGAATGGGGTTGGATTTTCTCCAGCAGCCTGTTCGGCTGGATCATGGTGCGCGGCGAGCAGGCAGCCGTCGAGCAACTCGACAGCGAGCTGACCATCCGTGCGGTTGGGTACGATCCAAACCCGTGGGATGTGGGCGCCATTGCGGCGATCCTGCCGGACCTTAGCGAAACCCCTGGCATCGATTGGACGAAGCCGCTCGCCAACTGGACGCGCGAGGAGATGCTGAATTTTCTCACTGCGGCATTCGTGCTGATCCGTAAGAGCACGATCGCTCGCGATCTCAGCGGCGCCACCATTACCCGCAAATCCAGCGCGGCCCAGCTTGCACGCCAGGCCAACGCTGCGGCTGGCGGGCCGTTGATGACGAGCGTTGAACTGAACGATCCGATCGGGTTCTAACTATCGATGAGCGTCTTGCCGTGCTCGACTTCAACCGCGCCAACATCTCGGCTTCATCGATCAGCGTCGGGATCAACGCGGCAATCGGGCAGGCTGCCCGGCGCAACGGCAGGCAGCCGCGCGGCTATCTCGGCGCTTCGATCGTGGGACACGAATGCTTGCGACGTGTGCAGTACGATTGGTTTTGCGATCCGGTACACGCCGCTCGCACCTATGAGATTTTCGACCGTGGTCACTACTTCGAGCAGCGCTCTCGACAGTGCCTGGTCGATGCCGGGTTTCGCCTTGCTCCGGCGCAAGCGCTTGCTTTCTCTGCCGCCGGCGGACTGCTCCGCGGCCATGCGGACGGCATCATCATTCACGGCCCCGACTTGCCCGGGCTCTACCTGATCTACCCGCTGATCTGGGAGCACAAGGCGCTCGGCTCGAAAGGCTGGAAGAGGCTCGAGCGCGACGGTCTGATCAAAGCTTTCCCCGAATACGCGACGCAGGTCGCGCTCTACCAAGCTTATTTAAATATCACCAACCCGGCACTCTTCACCGCGCTCAACGCTGACACCTGCGAGCGCATCCATTTCCTTGTGCCGTTCGATAGCGAATGCGCTCAAGCCGCGAGCGACCGCGCGGTGGCGATCATCGAGGCCAGCCGGGCCGGCCAGCTATTGCCGCGCTTCACCGACAATGCCAGCGATTGGCGATCCAGCGCCCATTCACATTTACCGACCTGTCAGCCGAGTGCCTTTGAACGCTGTCCCCAAAGCGACGATGTGGAAGGTTTGAGTCTGTGTCATGTGCAGCCACCGGGAGAGATGCTGGAAAGCGCCATGACCAGCGTACTCGCCCCGATCGCTAACAAGCTCGGCAAGCTGATCCGCATGTTGTCGTCCAACCAGGATGGCGACGTCCTCAACGCCGCGCGCGCTATCGTGCGCACGCTCGACACCGCCGGCCTCGATGTGCATGCCCTCGCCGCCAACATCGACGGCGGCGACAAGAAATTCAGCGAGGAGGACGCCCGCGAAATCTACCAACGCGGCGTTGCGGATGGCCGCCAGGCGGCCGAGCAGGAGCAGAAGAGCCCCGTCTTCCACAACGTCAACCTCAAGGACGAGCCGTCCTGGCACGAGGTCGCATGCGAATGCGCGGCCCACGACGCTCGGCTGCGCGATGAGCGCGAACGCAAGTTTGTGAACGACATGGTGCGATGGACGGTGCACGGCGGCGAGCCAACGGAGAAGCAGGCCAAGTGGCTACGCTCGATCTATGCGAGGGTGCGATGAGCGCGAAGCCGACAACCCACAACGGCGACCTGGCACATCTCCCGCCGGCGCTGCAGCCGCTGACCCTGCAAGACCGCTGGGTGATCTGGCCGTGGGAGCAGCGCACCAAGAGGTACGGCGATGTGGAATGGACGAAGCCGCCGCGGCAGGTGCGCAACCCGAACGACAACGCCAAGAGCAACGATCCAGCAACCTGGGGCTCCTATGCCGCCGCCGTGCAGCGCGTCGTTGACGGTGAGGCCGACGGCATCGGCTTCATGCTGCTTCACAGCGACATCGGCGCCGGCGACCTCGATCATGCTCGCAATGCCGAGACCGGCGCCATCGATCCTTGGGCTAAGGACCTCCAGGCCGAAGCCAACGGTGCCTATTGCGAGGTCACGGTCTCGGGCCGCGGCCTGCGCCTGATCGGGAAAGTCAGCGGACCCGAAACCCACCGCAAGTTCACATTCGACCGCAAGACCCGCGCTGGCATCGAGCTCTATCGCAACACTGCCCGCTATATCACCGTCAGCGGCCTGGAAATCGGCAGCTGTCCCGAATTGCCGCCGCTCGACGGCTTCATCGACACCGTGCTGGCACGCTTTGCGAGCAAGACCAACAACAAAGCCCGCGCCGGTGGTGGCATAGACTTCAACGACGCCACCGGGCGGCAAGAGATCGACTACGACGCAATAATCGAGAACGGTGCCCCGGAGGGACAGCGCAGCGAGCTTTTTCAGAGCGT